CTTCTGTGGCGGAGTTGGCTGCGCTGGTGGCGGATGCCGCGACTAATGCCGCGGCCGTATTGATGCGCCCCTCCGCCTGATCTATAGCCTCTTTAGCGGTTTCGGCACGCTGGACAAGGGGCGTAATCGCCCCCACCGCTCTCTCCTGCGCCTTTTGCACGGCGGCAACGGCATCCGTTCGTGCGCCGGCTATATTCTGCTGCGCGGTCTGTGAGGCACGTCCCACGGCAAGCACGGCCGCCGCTTGCTTATCCTGTATGGCAGTAACAGCCTCATTCCTGGCTTCAACAATTTTCTTCTCCCCGTCGCTGACCGTTTCCGGCCAGGTGGCGGCCAGCGACTCCACATCCGTTTTAGCGTCATTGGCGCTCTTAGCGTCACGAGCCGCGTTAGTTGCGGACGTGCCGGCGGCGGTCGCAGAATCGGCGGCAGCCCTTTTGGAGGCCCAGGCAGACCCTGCATAGCCTTCCGCCTCTTCGGCCCGTGCAGTAGCGGTGGCTGCCGCGTCTGTTGCCGTCTTGGCTGCCTGGCTCGCCGTTTCCGCATTGGTGGAGGATGTGTTGGCATTCTGTTGCGCCTGTTGGGCCGCGATAATGGAGGCCGTGTTGGAAAGCCACTGTGCCTTGATCGTCTTACTTGCCTCAACAGGTATCGTAACACCCATTGCAGGAATATCGTACACCGTGGACGACTCAACAGGAGCCACAGAATCCACGGCCCCAATATAACCGGAAAACAGCCTCAAATCCTCTCCGGACTCATCCTGTGCATGAATGGCATACGGCCAGCGGCCAACAGGCAGGGCAGGAAAAGTAAGCTCCAAACAATGTTCTTGCTCGCCGTGTTCAATAACAACGGGCAAGTCTCCCTGTTCCGTCTTCACCACACCGGTGAAAGAAACTCCTGTTACCGGGAACGGAGATTGCGTCACATCCTCGAACAAAAGCCAGCCTATGCGCTTGGCATAGCCTGCCGTCGTGGACAAATGGCGCGTCATTCCCAGAAAATTTAACATGGCTCAATCATGAGCCACAAAACACGGGAAATGCAAGTTGGCGAGAATCAACGTTTTTATCCCTGCTTCACGGGAGGCTCAAAAGGCAGGGAGGACAGCAGGGTTATAAAATTCTCTCCTGCATCCACTTCCATCTTCTGCGGAGTGTATGCGCCATCCATCTTGTTAAGCTCGGCAATAGCGGCGATTTTTGAGGGCATCTTAAATTTCGCTCCGGTTTCGTCCATGGAAACCTCCTGACAGAGATCGGATGCGCTATCAACATTGCCGATGGGAGTTGTCACTACGCGGGACAACCATTCCATGCGCTGCTGCCTGGTCAGCACAGCAGACTTATCCAGTTGCTTATTCAATTCGTCAATCATTCGCAAAACTTCGCCATCTTTGGACAAACGGGATGCTGCCTTGCTGGCTGCGTCATTACTCATATCCTTGCGTTTGTACGCTTTGCGATAAGCGTCGGCTTTGGACATTTTAACCTCCACCAGGAGCCGCGCAAACTCCTTCTTCTTCTCTGTGACCTTGCTTGTGCTTTCCTTTCTGCCCATACCAATATTTTACCCTCCTGATTTTCAGCGCGTCAATTTGGTGAGAATCAATACTTCTTGCCCGGGATAATCAACCTGTTGGCTTTGAGTACTCAAGGCTCTCTAAAAAATCACGCCCCTGCCTGCTGATATAAAACACGCAAGGCCGTGTGCCGGTTCTGATCACGTCGCCGGCCTGCACCAGATAATCCAGCCGGTGAGACACATTGCTGGGATCCAAATGGCAACGGGTGGCAATCTCCCGCGACATCCTGCCCGGATGGTCTCGGATTTCCATCAGAATAAGCAGCTGCGACGGACTCACCTTCCGGTGTATAATGTTCCTCAATAGATTCTTATATTCCTGCTTCATTCGTCACCTCCTATTCCCATTTCCTCCCTTAGAGATGCAATTTCTGCTGCGGCGTCCACGACATCCACAACGGGCCCTTCCGGCTGCCGTGGTTCTTCGGGTTTTGGCTTCTTCCGAGCGGATGTCGGCTTCCATCGCGTCTCTTTGGCCCAGCGGTCCGCGTGAGTGAGCACATCCCCGAAACACTCCCAAAACTTCTTGCGGCTGTCCGGCCGCCAAAAAGCCTTATTGTTCCGGTCATGCGTCAAGCCGCTGGAGTAGTAGGCCTTGAGCATCTCCATATCCCTCGGCGTCACCCGGCCCTGTGCGGAACGGTAAGCTTTAAGCGCGGCTGCCTGCTCAATGGCAGTTGGCAAAGTCCGGGACCAGGACGGGTTGATTGCAAGGGTGGCAGCCATGAACCTGGAGGCGCCGGGAGAAGCCCCCAGATCCGCGTGATTGTCGGCGCAGCGCATCCCCCGGACGTCGTTCAGTCTTTCCCGAACCGGGAAAGACTGGGCAGGCAGCACAGGAGCAGCGGGCGGCTCGCTACAAACCACCGTGGTATTTCCCTCTGCATTGTTTTCTTGTTTATCCGTATACGTCTCCGTCTTCGACTTCGTCTCCGTATAAGCGGTGGAATTCCGTGGTTCACGGTGAATCACCGTGGTCTCCCGTGAACTGCCGCGAATTAATGTATTGCACGGTGAATCACCGTCACCCGGAGGCAGCGGGAACCTGGGCTTACTCTGTCTGCGCTGCCCGAAATTGATGATCTGCACATAATTCTTGCCCCCAACACAGTATACCCTTACAAGCCCGGCTCCCTCCGTCTCGTGGAGGCAGTCTTGAATGTCCTGGTTACTGACTTTGTCAAGGTGCAGGGGAAATAAGCGAGTCCTCAATACCATGGGGCGAGCATCAAACAATCCGTAATCATCCGCTACCAGTAGGAGCCGATGAAAAAAGCACTCGGTGCGCCACGACAAAGCCGCTACCTTTTCCGAGTCGAGAAACCCTTCTCGTATCATGCGTGATGTTGCCATAATCAAAAAAGCGTCAGTTGGGGGTTGTAGATTTCATAAAGACCAAGAAGACGGTCTTCCCGCGGCGGTGTCCGAACAAAGGTTCATGGCTGGCCAGCTTCAACACTTCTGCCGTGCTGACCTGATCCTCACACCATTTGAACACCAGAACGCCGCCCGGTTCCAAAACCCGGAAACACTCCCGGAAACCGGCCATCAAATCCTCCTGCCAAGTCTCCCTGTCCAGTTTTCCGTATTTCTTGGCCAGCCAGGACGATTCCCCGGCGTGAATCAGGTGCGGAGGGTCGAACACGACAAGGCGGAACGTCCCGTCGCTGAAAGGCATCTCCCGGAAGTCCCCGACGACGTCCGGCTTGATTTCCAGAGTGCGCCCGTCGCAAAGCGTGTGCGTTTCCTCCCGGCGGTCCATGAACACCACGTCAGGATGGCGGCGGTCAAACCAGAACATGCGGGAGCCGCAGCAGGCGTCAAGAATCGCTTTCATTCCCCTCCTTTCCTTCTTGGAATCTGCCAAGCAAAACCCGGAATGCAGTTGCCGCCACTGCAGGAACTTGCCCGTTGCCAATGGCTTTAAGCTCGTCCACTTCTGGGTCCAACCCATCATCAGGGCGGCGAAAGACGCTGACACACACATCCCCCTGACTCGCTTCCCACCGCTCCTGACATAGAGATATGCCAGGTAATCTTCCAGGTTGCATTTGTGATTGCCTCGTTCCGCGCGGCTCCAAGCTATGCCGTGCGTGCCTATGCAGGCCCGCGGCGTGGGCAAGAAGCCATAATCTGGCGCGGTGATGGGGTAATCCCACATCGTCCGCTCCCAGCACAAGCCATTCCGCATCGTACCCGATTTCGGCAAGGTCACCGAGGACTCTGGCAAGTCCTCGTCCCACAAGCAAAGGTGAGTTTTCCAGGAATGCGAATTCCGGTCGTACTTCATTGATAATTCGATGCATTTCCCGCCAGAGGCCGGAGCGGGCGCCGTCAATGCCGGCGCCTTTTCCTGCGGCTGAAATGTCCTGGCACGGGAAGCCTCCAGATACCACGTCAACAAGGCCGCGCCAAGGTCGTCCGTCAAAGGTGCGTACGTCATCCCAAACCGGGAAAGGCGGGAGTAAGCCGTCATTCTGTCGGGCGAGCAGTACGCTTGCGGGATAGGGTTCGAGTTCGACGGCGCAAACGGTGCGGATTCCGAGCAGCTCGCTTCCAAGTATTCCTCCACCAGCGCCCGCGAAAAGATGTAGCTCATTCACTCCCCCTCCTTTCTCGGCTCCCACCGGTCTAAGCTTTCTACGATGTTGGCATGAGAGCATTCGCAACATGGCACATCCCATTCAGAATAGTCTGAATATTTACAATTCCCACAGTACCTCTCTTTAACCTGCCACACCCGGCACGCGGCCCGCTTCTGCCAAGCGTCACGGATAAGCAGGGCGTGCTGTTCAGTAACATCTTGGGTCTCGCAGCAAACATAGTTTCCGCTTCTCCAATAGTGACGCCTAGAGAGGAAATTAACACACTTCCATCCTTTATGGTCGTCTCTAAATTTTTCCAGCCTCCCCAATGCTTTTCCGTACTCGCGAAACGCTTTCTGTTCAAGTGTCGGTTTCATTTTCCTTTTATTTTGAATATAAT